GGCTCACCCAAGTGCGAGGCGCTGGATAACTACCGCGCTGGCACCTACCGCATGGGGATCGGTGGCCTGCACAGCACCGAGAGTGCCATCACGCACATCGTGGGCGAGGACGAGTTCTTAATCGAGCGCGACGTGGCGTCCTACTACCCGTCGATCATTCTGCAGTGCGGCCTGTACCCAGAGACGATGGGCAAGGCCTTCCTTGACGTGTACACGACCATCTACGAGCGCCGGCTGGCCGCCAAGGCCGCGGGTGACAAGGTGACCTCGGACACGCTCAAGATCGCGCTCAACGGCACCTTTGGTAAGCTGGGCAGCAGGTATAGCTGCCTGTACTCACCGGGCCTGCTCGTGCAAGTCACGCTCACCGGCCAGCTCGCGCTGCTTGACCTGATCGCGATGGTCGAGGCCGCGGGCGCGCAGGTGGTGAGTGCGAACACCGACGGCATCGTGATACGGGGCAAGAAGACGCGCTACGTGGCCGTGCAGGAGGCTGTGGTTAAGTGGGAGAAGTGCACGGGCTTTGTGACCGAGGAGGCCGCCTACCGCGCGCTGCACTCGCGTGACGTGAACAGCTACGTGGCCATCAAGGCGTGCGGTGAGGTCAAGCTCAAGGGTGCGTATGCTGCCACCACACTCTCAAAGAGCCCGGCCAACGAGATCTGCTCGATCGCGGCCGTGAAGTACTTGGCAGAGGGCACACCGATCAGGCAGACCATCTACGGCTGCGAGGACATCACGCTATTTGCCACGGTGCGTGCGGTGCGCACGGGTGCAATCTACAGGGGCATGTACTTGGGCAAGGTGGTGCGCTGGTACAGGGGCACTGAGGGTGACTTCATCCGCTATAAGAAGAACGGCAACAAGGTGCCCAAGTCAAACAACGCGGTTCCTATCATGGAGCTGCCAGAGGTTTTACCCGCTGATGTTGATTATCAGTGGTACATGAGCGAGGCAATTAAGATTTTGATAGACGTAGGTCTGCATAAACTTTATTGACCCAGTTAAAAAAAAGCTTTACATTGTCAATTCACACGGAGAAACACATGCTCACACGATATCTTGCTTTTGTAGTTAAGGCGCTGATCACTTGCAGCGCGGTTGTTGTTCTGTACTTCGTCATTTCTTACGGGATGTGACCATGGAACTCAAAACAGAACACTCACCCTACGCCCCAGCCTCTGCCACCAACGTGCAGCGCACTTGGAAAAAATACGGCTGGTCCCCGCCCTCAAAAGATCCAGAAACCATCGCCAAGTGGGATTACTACAAGAGTCTCTCGTTGCTATCAGAAACCGCCCTACACATTAAAAAGGATTAAATCGTGGAACAAATTACACAGATCGCATTGAACAAAGCCATCGTTTTATTAAAGGCCATCAAGGCCGACTACGTCATCCAGATACCTGATGAGCCAATCATCAACGTGGGCTCGCTTGAGGTGGTCGCACCGCGCGAGCGTAAGAGGCGGCAGTCGACGGCACCCTACGGTACGTACAGCGCCTTTTTAACCGGCAAAGGCTTTGACAAAATGCAGCCCAGCGACGTGTTTTTGCTTGAACCCGGCGAGTTTGACGCCGAGTCGTTGCGATCGGCGGCCGTGTCGCGTGGGTGCAAGCGGTGGGGCAACGGCTCGGTCATAAGCACCATTAAAAACAACGTCATTGAGTTCATGAGGCTGCAATGACACCTGAAAAAATCCTACGCAACCTTGACCACGGGTTCTTTATGACCCACCAAGAGCAGGCCGAGACCGCGGAGTTGATTCGCGATCAAGAGAAGTCCATCAAGGCGCTGCACGAGAACCTGCACGATTACGCGGCTGAGATCGTGCGCCTGCGCTCACAAATACGTGCGGCATGGTCGGCGTTACAGACTGGTAACGATCTGGACGTTGTGGCCGCAATTGAAATCTTACGGAGATGCAATGAAAGAAGCCCGCGAACTACAAACACTGCTTGATCAGCTCGAGCATCACATCAAGGCGCAGGCAGACGAGATGGATTGCCTACGCAGGGACGCCGCACGCTACCGCTGGCTGAACAAGTACACCAGCCAGTTGTTCATGGTGACTGAAGCGCAGATGAACGACGAAGTGGACCGCGCAATGAGGGGAGGTGAGAGATGAATACATCAAGTGAAATCAAACCCTTTGGCAAAGAAAAGGCGGCACAATATTTCATCGTTGCTTGGGTGAAGAATTGGAGCTTACGCACATACATTGGTGCTGTTATGAAGTATGGCAGTGATTACGAAAAAATCCATGATTTATACCCGTGGATGCCTGACGCAAAAAATGTACATTACTACTTTAAAACTGAGGTGCGCCCGTGGTGCGCTCTTGCTATGAGCGAAATCAATAATAAGCTATGGGATATTGCTGATGAAGACAAGCGTTTAGCGATGCCCAAGTTCTTAGCACTAGCCAAGCGTGTAGAAAATTGGGATTCAACGGGTGTGAAGCAATCGGCAAGGCATATCAAAGAAGCAAAAGAGCATACGCAAGACATGCGTAAAACTAGGCAATCGGGTCTAGCGCACAAGGTATCTATGGAAACGATGCGTAGAGGTAGTGGACACCATTGGAACGTAGTGAAATGAAAGAACATCAAGAACTACACAACACAATCAACAGTTTTGAGCGATTTGCAATCAATCAAGACAAAGAAATCCAACGCTTGCAAGCCAAGATTCGTGGGGCGTTGGCTGCTCTGCAAACGGGCAAAGCAATTGATGTTGTTGCCGCAATTGAAATTTTGAGGGGTGAGAAATGAATCGTGAACTATTACAGCAAGCGTTGAATGCTTTGATACATCACCGCCAACAAACGAGACCGATTGATCTGACGGACGCAACAATCAAAGCCCTTGAAGCAGAGTTAGCCAAGCCTGAGCAAGAGCCTGTGGCGTGGATGTTGCCTGAGTACGGCGATGTACTGTCAGCAAGCGAAGCTGATGGTACAGGAATTTATAACGTGCCGCTTTACACCGCACCACCACGCAAAGAGTGGGTCGGGCTGACGGATGAAGAGCGCAGCGAAATGAGGAGTATTGTGCAAGGCCACACGAAGAGAGGTGCCCCTACCTATGGGCTAACGCTTCAGTACATTACAGAAGACGTTCTCAAGGAGAAGAACGGTGGCTAAGTTACCCTACACCTACACCATCGTGCCACCCAACGACCCGCCACGGTCAAAGTTCACGGCAGGTGCTAGCGAGCTAGGTATGTTGCTCAAGCACAGCAACTACGCTGACCTGACAATCAACCAGAAACGTGATGGCATGTTTCAGGCGTGGAATGAGGGCGTGTGCGGTACGCCGATTGAGCTGTCGGTGCGTGAGTTGAAGTACCAACCGAAGCACAAGTGGCAGCTACGCACGAAAGAAGATTGCCTAAAGATGCACGAACACTTTAAAAAGCTAGGCAATCAAATGCTTGCTGCCAATTACCTGTACGAGTACGAACACTATGATGAGTTAACCAAGGGGATGAAATGAAAACTGAACTGGCAATGAACTGGGAAGGCACTGTAGTCACCGTCATGTGGTCTGTGGACCTGATTACGTTTACCAAGGGTGAGCAATTTGAAAAAGAGATGGCAAGCACCACAGGCGTAATTGTCGGTGGTCAAGACATGACGATTGCACAGGCTCGCCGCAAAGAGATGCACGACAAACTTGACGCTTGGATTGACGGGGTGGAAGAATGACTGACCAAGAGCTGATCATAAAGTCAAAGATAGCGTGGCATGACAATAAAACCAAACATATTCTTTTGCCCATCTACGCAACCGAGGGCACCCACCTGATAGACATCTCCTTTAAAAAAGAGGGCGACGACTGGGTGGGGTTGATGTCGCACGAGGGCATGGTTGAGCTTGTGAAATTTGCCGACGCGTTGCGCAGGCCATGAACATCCCCGCTGACCTACCCGAGTGGATGATGTGGTTCTACGGCGCATGGTGCGTATTTATAATCTACTTAAAATGGCTATTTAAATGAAAAACGTAAAACCATTAAAAATTGTACTCCTTGTAGATTTAAATGATTTAACAACACTGCAAAATGGGATGTCGGCCTATTTGTTTTTAACAAGAAACATGAATTTGATTGAAGACCCGCAGCCTGATTCCGAAATTGTAAAAATGAGAATGCGTTTATGGAGGATGATTTCTAAATTAAAAGCAAACATTTATTTAAATCAAACTTTACTTTCTGAAAAAACAATAATGCACATTAAAAAAAATAATATTATTAGAAAAAATCTTAAAAATTTAAAGGAACAAAATGAAAGAGCTAACTGATTTCCAAAAGAAGTTTTTTGCCCGCGGCACAGGTGCCACGTTGTTTACGCAGGAGGAGTTTGATAACGCACTGGCAATTGCCCGGGCCGAGATCATGCAGATCGCGATCGACACAACCAAGACAGCAATTTCAATTGAGCGCGAAGAGTGCGCCAAGATTGTTGACGCGATGCGTAAGGGGCTTGATGGTGTGGACGTGCCGATGGTGCTGGACGTGGCGCTCGAGCAGCTCGCAACGCAGATCCGCGATAGGCTGACGAAGCAGCGGCATGGTTAAGGAGCCCGACATGGAACTGAACGAGCAAGAGTTAAAAGGTATTGCGCAAATAGGCGCAGCGATACGCGCCAACGCGCAGCAGGTAGGCGGTGCACACTACGCCACCAAGGCTATCCAGCCGTGGGATTTTATTATTGCCAACAACTTAGGCTATCTTGAAGGCAACATAGTGAAGTACGTCAGCCGGTGGAAGGACAAGGGCGGCGTTGAGGACCTGAAGAAGGCGCAGCACTACCTACAGAAACTTATTGAGGTGAGCCATGAAAAAATTTGACGGATTTGATGGTGCTTTAGTTGGTGCCGCTGATGTATGGCACCCCGGGTTTAATCGCGTTACCCGGGCTGTTTATAGCGGTGAGATGATTGTCGTTCTTCTCATGTCACAAGGCATGTCACCACAAGAGGCCCATGAGTACTGCAACTTCAACCTCGAAGGCAGCTATGTTGGCGAAGACACACCGATTATTTTTTGGGATGGGATTTTAGAATGAATGACGACGAGCTGTTCAAACTATACGCCGGCTTGGCGATGCAGGCCCTGATAACGGCCGCTAAGGTGCCTTGGGACTTGATCCCGCAGTTGGCCAACGAGATGGCGCAAAAGATGATCGACGAACAGGCGAGGATGTGATGGCAGGCTACTCGCTATCACTGATTAAGCAGGTCAATCAGACGGCCTTCACGCCGTTCACGCGCTTGGCCATGAAGGCCATTGAGCATGACGTGAGCATCGTGGAGATTGCAGAGCACCTAGAGGTGTCACGCACCGCGGTGTACGCGTGGTTCTTGGGCAAGTACGAGCCAAGTGATGATAAATTTAACAAACTGGAGAAATATCTTGAACGAATGTGAACAGGCATACAAGGACTGGCTCAAACTGCTCGACGACGCCAACGCACGCGACCTGCTCGAGGACCCCTACAACATCTGGCTAGAGGCGTGGGAGCAGGCGCGCATTACACAAGAAAAACCTACTCCTTAGGCTTTGTGAGGTACCTGTAGCCCGCGCGAGCGAGCGCAGGTGCCTGCATCAACGCACCCGCGCCGATGCGCAGTGGATTGCGCGACATCATCATAAGCCCACCCACGCCGCCCAATCCCGATATGGCAGCGTTGCCGTAGTCACCTTGGTTGTATTCGTCAATTGCGCTTGCAATGTCGTAGCCCGAGGCCGCGCCACCCACAATCGGCATCACCTTGCTCCTTGCCAAAATGTCGCCCGCACCACCCACAATACTTCTGATGGCCTGACTTGCCGATGGGTTAGCCGCCCTGCGTGCCTCGACCGCCTGACGCGCGGCCTGCTGCTCTTGAATTTCACGCGGCAGCATCAGGTTCTCACCGGGCACGAAGCCCCGCGTCTGGCTAGCAAGCGCCTGCGCCCTGCGAGCCTCGTCCCACACTGCTCCGTAGTTGCCAGCTCGGGAGGCCTCAAGGTTGGTAATCGCAGGCGTCACTTGGTTTGCGTAGTTGATGACCGCAGCACCTCGTCCAGTGGCTCTGGGCATAGCACCGGCACCGGGCGCGCCAGCACCCTCAGCGGCCACTGTGCGCGCAATGTCTGCCACTGATGCCGTGGGTGCAGGTGTGGGTCGAAGCGCCCTGTAGGCCGCCACAGGCGCACCCGCTGCCGCGCCAATACCAGCAGGCACTAGGTTGGCGTCGATGTCAGAGGGGGGCGCAGGCTCTTTAAATGACTCGGCCATGCGATCAACGTGGGTCGCGTAGTGGCCGCCCATACCGCGCAGGCGCTCGGCGGCCTCCTCGTAGGGGGACTTCTTTTCGTCGGCCATTACTTGGGTGCTCCGTATGAGGTGATTGCTAGGTCACGATAAAGTTGCTTGTATTTTGCAGCAATTTCTTTGTAGTTGTCTGAGGTAAAGAACTGGTACGGCTTCTTGTTCGTGCCCTCGCTGGCGGTCGTAAAGTTCTCATACGAGCCCATAATTTCAAGTTTGTGCTCCGCAAGTGCGCGCTCTTGAGACAACCAACTGTTGATGATCTTGGCCGTGTCTCGAATAGATGCCATCTGGTCTTTTTGTAAAAGAACATCAAAGTTACTGATCTGAGGACCGAACGCTGACTTACCATCTCTGGCCTTTTGCACAAAGATGGTGGATAAAATCATGTCCATCTGACGCAACTTCTCTTGCTGTGGCGGCGACAATTGTTTGACAAACGCTGGGTAGGCGTCCACACCGATACCGAAGTTGTTGACCCTAACCCCGCTCTTTGCGAGATCATACATTGCAGCGCCCGCGCCTTGCTTGAACATCAGGCCAAGCGCTTTTTTCATGTCGGGGTCGTTGTTGACAATATTATCAAGCGCGTCATACAAGCCCTGAGTGGCGCTAATGTTATCGGGGTTAATTGATCCAACCTCTTTAATCCTTGGCGCAAAGCTCTCTGTGCGCTCCTTGCTTGCGTTCTCAATTTGATCGCGCTCAAACTTGATGGTATCAGCCCTGCGTTTGTTGTACTCGGCAATGGTTGATAGCTTCAGGGCTTCCCACCCTTTGCCGGGGCTTGCTCCCCTCTCAACTAATAATTCGCCGTCTGGCGCAATGATTCGATCCGCCTCAATTTTAAGCGGGCCAAGAGCCTCTGTCGCTGTCCTGACCGTGCCAGCGGGGGCCGCAGGCGGCGTGACCCTGAACATATCAAGTGGGTTAAGGGGCTTGCCGTCAGCACCCTTCACTTCGTAGTGGATATGAGCGCCGCGGGCGTTGCCGGTTGCGCCGACCTGACCGATCACAGAAGACGGCTCGAGCACGTCGCCGACCTTCACGCCCACTTGGTTCATGTGCATGAACGAGTGCAGCTTGCCGTCCTCGCCCCGGATGGTGACCATGTTGCCGGCCTTGTCACCGCCGTTGCCTGCAAAGACAACCTCGCCGGCGATCGAAGCCCGTATTGGCTCATTTAACTTGGCACCGATGTCGACGCCCTGATGCGTACCATCCGCCCTTGGGCCGAACTGGCTAGTTAACTGGCCACCGCTCACAATCGGCGAGAAGTCAAACTGCCCCTGCGGCGCAGTCGTCGTGCTTGGTTGCCCACTTGGCGCAGTACTACTTGGCAGGGGGCCTGTTGGCTGGACGCCACCCAACGCACGCAGCATCGGCAGGATCGACTCGCCATATTCTTGAATGAGTGCCATTTCGCTCGCACCGGCCTTGCGGGCTTCAAGCAGCGTGTTCGCCAAGTCCTTGTGCTGGGTGAACATGGTCTTGGCAAGCTCAGTAATCTCAGGCGAGCCGTAGAAATTTGGCATTGCCGCTGTAATACGCTGCATGATTGCGGGGTTGTTTTGCGCCTGAGCCATGCCCGACTGCAAGTTCTGGGGCGTTGTGCCCAGCACCTTAGCAAAGGCGTTGAGCGCCTCTGCTTCCCTGCCCATCTTGTATTTTTGACCCACTAGCTGGGCACGCATTTGTGCGACCGGTAGCTCACGCGCGCGGTTCTCCTCCTGCTGCTGACCGAGCACACCCATCGCGCGACCAAAACCCTCAGCGGCAGAGCCCGTGCGACCGGGGTCAGCCATTGCTGCAGAGATCTTGAACCATGGTATGTCGCCCCTGTTTTCAAGCGCAGCGAGCACCTTATCAACCGATTCGGAGTACTGCTTCTGAATGTTAGGGTCAGCCAAGCTCATACCTGTGGGTACTGGTGGCAATCCACCCGACAACGGCGCGCCTTTAACTTCTGTGACCATGATTTATTCCTTTACTCAATTTGGTAGATTAGATTCATAATCATTCACATAATCACCAATGCGACCGGGATCAGTTACTGGTGATAAAGAACCAGAGCTTTTAAATGTATTAGTCAGCCAATCGCCAATGTTGCTAATAGTGTTTTTACCACCGCCTGAAGGCGTCTGAAACAAGCCAGCAACGCCTGTACCCAACGATCCAAGCTGCATGAGCGGCGAGGTCTGGTACGCACCCGGTATCGGGCCAGTGTAGGTCGAGGACACAGACGTTGGGATTGTAAAGCCCTTCATGAGTGCTGCCTGCTGCGCTGCGACCTGCAGCGGGAAGAGTTGCTGGTTCTGCGCCATCTGCTGCTGCTGACCGCCCATCGTAGAGAGCGCGTTCACGTCACCCATTCCAAGGTTCTGCGTCGTGGTGCCTAGCGCCCCCATCTGGGATCCACCCATCATCTGGCGCTGTAGATCAGCCTGCGCTGCGGTCATCGCGTTCTGATAGCCGCTTGCGAGCAAGCCCTGCTGCTGACCGCCGAGCGTCTGTAGCGCGTTTGTGACGTTCTGACCGAGCACGTTAGCGCCGCGGGTCGAGCCAAACTGCCCGCTACCCACAGCGCCCGCGGTTGCCTGAGGCGAGATCGTGTTGCGAATGTTCTGCAGACCTAAGCGACCCGCCTCGTCGACCACGCTGTTGATGTACGGGTTCATGTAGCCCTGAGCCAAGTCTGGCGCACCAGTCGTCGCGGCGTTCATTGTGAGCGCGTTAGCAGAGGCCAAGTTTGGCTGGTAGTTGCCCACGTTCGCAGCCGTCTGGTTAAACGCCTGCTGCTGCAGGGGCTGCGCACCGACGTACTGAGCGCCTGCGCCCGCTTGGGTGCTCTTGCCTGCAAGGGTATTCAAGTAGTCCATGTACCAAGCGGGAGCAGCGGTGGCCTGCTGCTGCGTGGTCGTGATGTTAGGTAGCGCCGCGCCCTGAGTGAACGAGCCACTCGAGGGCGTGGAGGGTGTGCCGAGTTGAGGCGGTGTCACATAATTAGACGGCGCTGCGGTCAGGTTCGGTCCCGTCGCGGCGTTGAATGTCGGACCCGGCGCAGGCGGTGGCGTGGACGCAGGAGTCAGTGCCTGCGCTGCGGTAGATAACGGCGAAGCATTTGGATTGAACTGGTTTTGCTCAAACAAACCAATTCCTACATCGTTTTGACCAGACATGTTAGTTCCTTGGGGCAACGGTGATTGTAATGGCGGTTGTGATACGCTGGGTGCTGACCAATTAGAAGGTAAAGTGCCTTGCACCCAATTAGGATCAGAATTAGTGTAGCCACTGCTAGGCGTATCAGCTGTTTTGCCAGTTTGTTGGTTATACCAAGGCATCATCACACTTGCTGAGGCTCCGAAACCCTCTGGCGCTGCAAA